AGCAGTTACTACTTCCGGTGTCCAAGTTGCTGTCGCTATTGCTGACACTTTTGCATCTTGTCCAGATAAGTCATCTCCCGGTGCGAGAACGTGTCTATGAAATGATGAACTAAGTTGTGTGCCATCTTCTAAAACTCTCGTTGCTGTGCGAACTTGCACTTGTCCTTTCTCGAGGACTTCTATCTTATCTACTATTGTTTCTTTTGTTAAAGCCATTGCTTTCTCCTGTTGTTGTTAAATGTCCGTGCCTAATATCCATTAGGCGTAATTAAGATGTTCTATAGGTTATATCAAAATCGAATCTTAGTCCTGACATATTTGTCCAACTCACTGCATTTGTACCTAAATATATTCCAAAAGTTGTAGTGTTGTAATTACCAGTTATCGTAGGATTTCCAGTAATATAATCTGTATATCTAACAGAACCAGTAAAGCCGTGGGAAAAACTAGTGGCGGTAAAAGGAAGTGATTCAACTAGTGCTGCGCCAGAATTAGTTTGTGATGGAAAAGTTAAAGTTCCTTGACAATGAACCAAGTTACCTATTTTTGTGTAAATAGCACTATTAAGTGATGCACCACCACTTGCTGTTGGAGTCCAAGTTCCCACCTCATAGTCATCCAGAAGTTCGCTTGTCATTCCACCAGCATCACTGTCAGCAGAGAAGTCAATACCTTTACCTGCTGTGCCGATTACTAGGTTGCCTGAGTTTACTGTTACATCAGCATCATTCTCAATAGTCATAGCAGTAGTCCAAGTAATCGATGTGTCTGCTGTGTTTGAAGGTGCTACTTTGAATACGTGAGTTCCATTAACTTGTACGTGCTGACTTGCCTCATCTGTACTCTTATATTGCCACCCAGTTAGATAATTATTGACTGTTTGTTTTGCGTTATTAGAAGATGTCCAATGTCCTCCACCAGTAGTACTATTACTAATTAATGACCCATCCTCAATATCTATTGCTGTTCCATTTGAAATCCAATCAGTTTCTGGAGTTGTGCCAATACCTACGTTGCCAGAGGAGTCTATGACCATACGGTTAGCACCTGCAGTACCATCGTAGAAAGCAAACTTACCTGTATTATCCGATTGTAGTCCGTAATTCCTACCACTCGCATTAGTAGATGATAATTGTATAGAAGGTGCATCCGCAGAGATATCTAGCTCCTCAGCGGGGTCATCAGTGCCAATACCTACGTTACCATCCGAACCTTGAACGAATAATGCGTGAGTATTAGTATCAGACTCTACTCTAAAATCTACATCTGCACCACTTTCATTTATTGTTACAGCTCCATCAAAGGAAGTAGCTACATCAGTAAAAGAGCTGCCATTATATATTTTACTGAGGTTACTAGCAGTATTGAAGTACCAATCTCCAGTAGTTAGAGCATCACCATCGTTATCTAGTGCAGGGTCACTTGCTTTAGCACCTAAGTAAATGTCATCCATATTATCAGCTGATGTTGCTGCTGCTGTAGCACTAGCTGCTGCTGCTGTAGCACTTGAGGCTGCATTAGTTGCTTGTGTTGTGGCTGTAGTAGCTTGAGTAGTTGCTGTTGTTGCTTGAGTAGTGGCAGTAGAAGCTTGAGTCGTAGCAGTTGTTGCTGAAGTAGCAGCATTTGTTGCTTGAGTGGATGCAGTCGTGGCTGATGTCGCAGCGTTAGTGGCTGATGTCGCTGCTGCGGTAGCACTTGTTGCTGCTGCCGTTGCAGAAGTAGATGCTGCAGAGGCTTGAGTAGTAGCTGTTGTTGCTTGAGTAGTAGCTGTTGTTGCTTGTGTGGTAGCAGTTGTTGCTGATGTAGCTGCTCCTGTTGCGGATGTAGCTGCATTAGTAGCTGAAGTAGATGCTTCACTTGCTTTAGTTGTTGCTGTACTAGCCTGTGTAGTTGCTGTAGTAGCAGAAGTAGCTGCACTTGTAGCTGATGTAGCTGCGTTAGTAGCTTGTGTAGTAGCTGTTGTAGCACTTGCAGCTGCATTAGTCTCTGCAGTTTCAGCATTAGTCTCTGCAGTTTCAGCATTAGTTTCTGCGGTTTCAGCATTAGTCTCAGCAGTCTCAGCATTAGTTTCCGCCGTTTCAGCGTTAGTTTCTGCTAATTCTGCTGCTACTTGAGCCGCTAGAGCCGCTGTTTTAGCTGCTTCAGTATCCGCAATTAGAGCATCTAAATCATAACTGTCAGCCAATACAGATGATGTAGCAATTCCATATCCTCTATCAATAGCCATAATTACATTCTCCCGCGCATACGTTTAACTGCTAAATACAGTCTTTGTTTTCTAGTAAGTCTCATCTATCCGTCCCCTAAGTTTGATATAAGATGATTATTCTATTTCAATCTTCTTTGCCTTCTTTTCTTCTGGAGTATTTAATTCCATATCAATTATAAGAACACCATCTTTAAAATTTGCATTAAATACTTTCAGATAATCTATTAATGCCCATTGTCTTGTAAAGGCTCTTTGTGCTATACCTTTGTATACAAAACTATTTGTTTCCTCTTCTTTATCACCAGAAGAATTTCCTGTGATAGTTAGAGTATTGTCTTTTACCTCAACATCTAAATCTGTCTTTGAAAATCCTGCTAATGCCATCTCTAGTTGATACTTATTGTCATCCACCTTTTTTATGTTATATGGTGGGTACTTAGGTATCTCAAACTGAGATAAAGATGATAGTTGGTCGAATATACTATCAAAACCGACTGTCAAGTTTCTAAATGGGTCAAACGTTGTTAAATTATTCATATTATTTCTCTCCTTTATTAAGCGAGTTATTAAAATGAGATTCTCTTAATTGAGCAATCTCGGTTGTGAAACACTCCCCATAAAAGAGGAGTGCTCCGTAGTAGGTTATAAACTTACGATGTAAGTTCCTGTATTGAACCCGGACGAATAACCTTAGTTCCATACACTGTATCAGCAGTAAATAAATCTGCAAGATATTCTTGCTTATACTGTGTTTGTGCACGAACAGCTTGTTGTGTTGCTAAGACGTGGGCATCTCTTTGGAATAAGAAAGCCTTCTCAGTAGAACCAGTACCTACTTGTGTAGACATATATACATCTACTCCATAGATTGAACCAATTTTACCTGTCTTAATTGCCTTACCATCGCCAATGAACGCTTGTTCAGTGAAACGCTCTTCACCCAACAGTGCTGTCATACAAGATGGAGTAACGACTAGAGAACGTCCATCAACTGGAACATTCGCATCGTTAAGCACTTCTATAGCTGCTAGGATGGAAGCATCCCAATCAGTTACGCTTGTAATAACCGCATTACCGCCTGATAGTGCAGAAGCACCATCCAAGTCAGTAATTATTTGGCTGTCTACATTTTTAGCTAGAGCATACCCAGCGTCATCTGTGTAGAACTTTCTCATTGAACTCAATGCTTGAAGCTCTGCGATATCTTCAATTTGAGTTGACCACTCGAAATGTTTATTGATGACTACTTGTGTATTAGTAGCTGTGTCGGTAATGTAGGTAACCGCTGTGTTAGCCGCCTTCGCACTAGCAGCACTCCTTCCCGGTGTTGGGATATTTATTGTATCTCCCTTCTTACCTTTATGGTTTAGATTGCGTACTAGATTGGCAGCGACTAGATTAGCTTTATACGTTGCAATTACTTCATCCGACCAAATTTCTGGGATGAAGACTGCGCCCGTAGTTACTGTCATATTTGCCATATTAATTAACTCCTATAAGTTATTTTAGCATTTTATTAAACGACCCTTCCGTCTGCATAAGCTGCAAATATCTCATCTTGCATAGAATCATACCGACTAGGGTTTTCCATTTTTAAACGAATGAGGTCGGCTCGTCTGTATGTCTTACCTCCTCTCTCGCCTGAGCCTGAAGAAGTCCTCGACTCCGTAGTTCCTGTTTTAAGTGCTTCTTTCCTATTAACTTCTGCTTGCTGTTTGACTTCTCGAGTCTTACTAATCATAGACCTGTCTTTCCAGTTGGTCAATAATTCGTCAGCCGCATCAAAGTTATAGGCATCAGCCGCTTGAAACATTTGCATACGAATCGGACTACCTTGTACCCAGTCCTGAAAACCTTTGTCTTGTATGACATCGGAAAAATCAGGATGTGTTTGCTCCAACTGTGCTTTTGCTCCGGCTTGTGCTTGTTGAGCTTGGAACTGTTGGAACTGCTGAAACCTAGGGTGATTCTCTATGAGAGTATTAACTGCCTTATTAGGGTCATTAAAAAACTCATCAGAATTATCATTATCTTTAGCTTCTAATGGAGTGTTATCTTGCGGATTACGCTGTCTCGCGACTTCAGCCTGTAGGAAACTATCTGATAATTTTCTTAACTCTCCAACTTCTTGGGCTTTACGTCCAAGTTCTCTTTCTAAGTTAGTATAACTATCTATGATATCTTCTGTAGATTTTCCGGCAAATTTAGAAGGTATATCTGGTAGAGAATCTTCAGCTGCTATAGCTTCTTGTTTCTCTTCTGTGACATTATCTTCTGTACTATCTGTTATCGTACTTTCATCTATATTAGAAATCTCTACGCCTTCTACTTCTGCTGATGGTACTTCTGGGGAATCAGCGTCCACTACTATATTACTCATAATTGTCTATCTCCTCCGCCCTCTAGGGGTTATGAAGTTATTAAAATGGCGGAGCTATAAATCTAGTTCTTCCACCGCTCGTCTAGTTGTATCCTCTAAAGACAATACTTGTCTTAGAATCGACAACTGACCCTTAGCGAACCAAAGGTCTCTTTCAGATTCTATTGAATCTAAATTGTTGTAGATTTTCTCGAGATTACTTAATTCTTCAATTAAGTCTCGCCAACCATCCTGTTCTACTAAATCTGTTCTATCTCTGTAAAACTGTTTAGTTTGGTCGTCTACTATTTCTTCTTGCGTTTGCATAATTTAAAGCTGTCTCTGATTTAAGGTGTTCTATTTCAGGTATATTTCTATATGTCTCTGAATCTTTATTATCTATATCAGCTCTCATCTTTTCAATTTCAGCTAACTTCTTCTGTAGACCTACAATTCTCTCTTGTAAATCTAATTCATTCTGTGGCTGTGATTTACCTGCATCTGCTTGATGCTTCAAAGCCTTAGCTTGTTCTTCTTGTGCTTCTGCTAGTGTCTTCTGTATCTCAGCTTTCTTCTGCTCCATATCTAACTGCATAGCCATCTGTTGCATCTGCTGTTGCTCAGGATTAGGTTGGAAACCTTGCATAAGACCTTGAACCACTTGGTCTCTATTATGGATACTAGAGTTCTGAAAGATTGCTAGTAATAGGACATTAAAAGCAGGAGAATCCTTCGGAATTGACTGGAGCATTTGAACCATCTGTTGCATTTCTAGCTCTTTAGCCATAATACCCATAGTAGAGTATGGTACAAACTTATAATCACTTACTGGATATCTATTGACATCAAATTGTATCTTCCTCCACATCGCCTTATTAATCATCGGGATGAGGAAGGTATTCTGGAAATTCATTAGAGTACGCTTCTGTCTCTTAATTGAAGCAGATTGTACCATTGACATACCACTAGAAGTCGCTCTATCAGGGACTCCCATATCAGCACTACCAGTGCCCATTTGAATCATATTCTGTAATGAAGCGACTTGGTTATAAGTATGTTGGTCTGTCTTACCTAATGTTAGAGGCATTACTGCTTGTCTAGGGTCTCCATTAGTAAGAATAGTCTTACCGGGTCTGACCTCAAGTTTTATACCTCTCGGTAGTCTAGTAGCATCTGCGGCTACCATAGGTGTAGTTGTAAGTGCTAAGGAATCAATTCTAGCTCTCATTTCAGCATCTAGAGCTTTCTGTGGATTATACCCCTTCTCACACACGCCTCTACCCCAGAACTTCGATGGGACTATATCGTGTTGATAACTGACGAAAGGTCTATCGACCATCATAAATGGATTCTCTTCCGCTCTTAGAATGTGCTCATCATTAGCTATTGTAACGACAGCTTCAACTAATTCATCTTCATCATATTCAAAATCCTCTTCATCTACTTTAGAATTGAGGAATTTTCGAGGTACTTTACCCCAATACTCACAAATCTTAATTTGGTCTGAGGCATCTCTATTGATATACTCAGGGTCATAACCTACTTGAACTATATTTGTATCTGCTTGTATATCAGCTTCTCTATATATACCATTAGCCATACCTTCAGATATGACATAACGTGGCTTATATACTTCGTGAGCGACACCTAAAGCTTCATTTATAGAATTAGCACTAGGGTCAATAATGAACTCTTTTGGAGAGACAGCCTCTAGTCTTACATCTACACTAGAATACTCTTCTATCTCTCTAGCTGTAGTTAATGTACCTTCTACTGGTCTCTCTACGGGTCGTCTACTTACTTTCTCTTCAGTAATTATCTTAGCGATACCTGTGCCATATATAGCACCATTTAGAAATACTTCACATAAGGCATCTTTAGCACCTGTAGCTTCTAAATCTTCTTGTAATAGGTTGCGAATATATTCTACATCTTGCTTATCCTTATCCGCGTGGTCATCTTGAACATCGAACCAACGTCCTCGTCCAAATGTAGCCTCTTCGAGCTCTGCGACACTAGCTTCTACTGCTTGTTGTAAGGCTGGAGTTATAATCTTAGACTTTTCTGATTGACGATTCTTATCTTCTATCGTCCACTGTCCTCTCCACAGACGATAATATTCATCCCAAGGCTTGAGATAATTGTTATTTCTGTGGTTTCGCCATTGTTCTAAGCGGCTGGATAGCCATTTAGCTAGTGCTTGGAAGTGTCTCTCTGAATCATAATTTTTTGCCATCTAATATCCTGCTATTTCATCTAAAGGTTTCCAATCTTCATCAAGTTCGACAGTATGCATAAAGTCTGCTACTGATACTTGGTCTATATAGGCGAGACTATCAATCATATCATCGAAGTTTCCCTTTGTAGGGAACTCTAATAATTGTGATTCAAAATCTCTATTCCAATCACCCTTATTAAACTTAATCTTGCCGTGTTCCAGTCTGCCTTGAAGAGCCCAAGTAATTCTATCGGCTTTCTTCTTGCCTCCGTGGGTTACATCTGTAATTACAACCCATCTACTCTGAGACCTCATCTCATCTTCCAGATAAGGCATTATAGCATTCTTTAACGCACCAGATTCAATTCCTACTATTGTCGCCTGATTTTCAATCGCAGTCTGTAATATCTTAGAAGAAGTCTCTTTGATATTCCACCTGCCGTGGAGTATACTCTTAACCCACCATTCATCATTACAGATTTTAACGATAGAGATAGCAGTCTCGTCCAATTTAGAACCTTTGAGACCACGTTCCTTCTCCACTCTCTCAAATCCTGCAGGGTCAACTGCAATGACGTAATTGCCTTCTTTAGGCTCTTCTGTATCATATTTTATCCATTCTGGTTTAAATATACCACCTGTAAAGGATACAAAACTAGCTTCAAATTCCTGTCTGAAAGCTTGTGTACTCATTGTATCACGAGCAGTCTTAATCTCTTCAGGGTCGAGGATAGGATTATCTATCGAAGTATATTGAAATGCCTCCCAATCTTCCTTCTTCTTATCCTTAGCCTCTTGCCATATATCATAGAAGTGATTCTTCCCGGCGGGCGTGCCAATGAAGAGTGCACCCCCTTTTACGTCCGCAAGTGTTGGACGAATTATCTGTTCCCAGACTTCAACCTTCATACTCGCATACTCATCTAGGACGACATATGCAAGTCCTATGCCCCTCAGAGTATCAGGTCTATCACTACCCTTCAGACTAATTCTTCTACCATTGACCAGAGTCATTGTAGCTGTATTTTCGTGGGTTGTCTCTATAAGCTCAGTATCATCTAAGAGCTCTTTGAGCATATTCCACATAATATCTTTAGCCTGTTGGAACGTAGGACCAATATAGAAGACATCCTTATCTTTAGACTGTAGGGCTTGAATTATAAGTATCCAAGCTGCTAATCTAGACTTACCGAAGCGTCTTCCCGCACTTACTACCTTAAACCTAGCTGGACTATTGAATATCTCTAGTTGAGCTGGATGTAGCTTAACATCGAGTTCTCTAGCCATTAGTGCCTAATTTTACAAGTGTTTCATCTTCATCCTTTTCTGATATTATTATACCTTCTTCATAATCTAAAGGTTTCTTAGTATCTTCTTCGACTATCTTCTCTGTGAGACCACCAACATTAATAATGACATTACCTTTACCTTCTTGTGACCTTAACTCTACTGCCTTAGTTGTAGGTAGGATTCTATCCATACACATTTTAAGACAAGTCCTGTCACCTTCGAGTGCCATATCAATCACTTTCTTGACAATCTCTGGTCCTTTAGTAGACATCAACTCTCTACTAAGGGCTGTAAACTTATTAACACTTCCCTTAGGTCTCCCTTTGGGATTTAAGACTACCCCTTTCTTTAATATAGGGTTGCCCTTATTTAATCTTCTTTTATCATCTGGTCTCATCTTTAAGCTCCTTTAGTTGAATCTTTAGTAAGAGGAAGCCTAAGTGATAACAATAATAATAACAATAATGATTAATCTTAAAGAGTTATCTTTGTATACTAGGCTCTTTATTTTTATCTATAGTAATATTATAGCACACTTTTGAGAATAAAGCAATCTTTTGAGGGAAATAAAGTTATTCTAAGGACTCTTCCCGCATATTTCTAGTTTTCTGCATTTATAATAGTAAATATAGTTAATTAATACCTTTAGTACCCCAAAT